ATGATAAAGATTTATCTAAACCTTTTAGAGTTGCTAATACGGATGATATGCTAGCTTATAAAGCAATCTCTATAGATAAAGTACCTAAATATACATCTGCGTTTACAGCTATTACGTCAGATAATGCAGATGAAGCTATAGCAGCTGCGATGACTACTACTAATAGTGGAGATTCTCCTCTTGAAAAAATTGTGATGGCATAAAGGCTTTAATAAACATATGAATAAAGCTTACGCTTTAATTTATTTATAAATAAATTAAAATAATATTTAGTTTAAGGAGGTATATCACCATGAAGGGTTATCCTAAATCGAGGTTTGATATTGTTAACCAGACCCAGATTCAGTCAATCGAAACTTCAACTGTAGATACACCTACAGCGTTGTATATGCAAATGTATACAAGTAATAAAGGTACTGAAGATTGGGAATTACTATATGGATTTGATAACTTTACTACTATTAAAGGCGGTATCAGCTTTAATAAACACGGTCAAGCTTTATTAACTGTAGCTGAAGCTCTTAGAAGTGGAGCTTATGTGTTGGGTAAACGTATGGTAAGCGAAGACGCAACACTTGCTAACGTTACTATTATGGCTCGTGTAATTAAAGTGGATAATGTGTCATATTTATACATTTATACTAAATCAGGAATTAATTGCACTACTTTCGACGATGCTTGTGAGGCTGGATATGGAACATTCGATCCAGAAAATGAAGTTACAGATACGACAGAAATTCCTTTATTCACAGTAGCACCTATGGGTAGAGGCGAAAGCACACTTTTCTTTGGTATTAGCCCAGAATATGCTTCATCAAGAAATAAGAGTAGTTCTGATTATATCAAATATTCATTTGAAGTTATCGAAGATAATGAAACTCTTGAAAGCATTATCGTAACAATGAATCCAGAAATTATTGTTGATGGTGTAGCTCAGGCTATTAACCCTAAGATTAAAGCAAATTCTAATCAGGTTAGAGTTAAATTATATGAAGATGGAGTTTATTCTTTAGTAACAGCTTTAGCTAAAACTGCTGTTAATGGTAATAAAGAAGCTATTGCTCCAGCAGATCTTATTAACTTAGATTTTATCAATGGATATAATCGTAAAGGAACTGAAGCTATTGGAGGTATTGTAACAATCCAGCAGTCTACTAAAGAGGCTGATGATTTATGGACTAAGAATAAACCTTCTGATATTACTACTCCATATGATCTTTCAAGCTCAGTTGGTGTTCCATTAGTTAATGGTAGTTATGGAACTATGGGAACTAGCCCTATGAGTAATGCGGCTGAATATAAGAAAATGTTACTTGCTAGCTTGGGCAAAGATACAGATTCTATTTTATATGATTCAGTTATCTATGATCTTGATGCGTATAAAGTAGATGCTATGTTTGACTGTAATTATCCTATGGAAGTTAAGAATGCTATTGTTGACCTTGTAGATTTCAGAGGAGATATGGTGTTCATTGCCGATCTTGGTACTACAGCTAATACATTAAGTCTTATTAAAGAGCAGGCAAATAATATTCATTTCAGCAATTATACTGCAATTTACCATAACTACTTTAAGATCATTGATCCTTACACCAGAAAAGAAATTACTGTCACAATGCCATATTTATTAGTTCCAAAAATGGTAGAGCATATCTCTAAAGGTGTTGGTCGTCCATTCGCTGGTATTTCTAATGATATCACATTCCCTGATATTATTGATGGATCTATTAACTTCTTACCTGTAGAAATTCCTGGAATTGATCAGAAACAAGAGCTTGTAGATAATAACATCAACTATATTTCAATGTATGATGGAACTCCTGTAATGGAAACTATGTATGTAAATGCTGAAGATTATACTCAGCTTTCATTCTTACATAACATTATGGGTGTGCAGGAAGTTATTAAAGCTATTAGAACACGTTGCCCTCGTATTCGTTATACATTCTTAGATGGAAGCGACTTAGAAACTTATATTGAAGACGTTCAGCAAATCATTACTCAGTATTCTACAAACTTTAAATCTATTACATGTGAATACATGGCTGATGAAAAATATGAACAGAACAATATTTTCTATGCTGTTCTTAAAGTACAATTCAAGAACTTTGATCAAGAAGAATACTTTAAGATCATTGCAATTTCTTAAGGAGGTGAGGAATAATGGCTATTACTACATATACCAACAAATATAGTTCTGCAACAAATTATTCTGTAACTTATAACCAATCATCAACTGATAAAAATAAAATGGTTTCATCTTTATTTACAAATACAAAAGATTTTAGAGATTTAACCACTTATCGTCTAATGCGTGGTGTACCAGATTTTGGATCTTTGGTTCAATTTAATCCGTACGAAACTGGTTATGCTGCATTCATTATTTGCCAAATGCCTAAATTTATTGAATTACTTGCTAAAGTAAATGCAGATTACAATAAATTAGTAAGCAACTGGGCACACATTATTGAATATGAATTTAAGAGCTTTAATGGTCTTGAAGCTTTATCAGCAGATACAATTACTTTAGGTGATGATCTTAACAGTATTAATGTAATTTCAAAAGTTAATATGCAATCAGCATCAGAATTCTCTCTTACTTATGATGAGAAATCTGGTTCTCCTTTAACTAAATTTGCTAAATTATATCTTACTGGAGTTAAAGACCCTCGTACTCAAGTAAAAACATATCATGGTTTAGTTCATTCTGATTTAATGGAACCTGGATTTGAAAATGAAGTATTTACTTTCTTATTTATCAGCACTGATAATACTATGAGAGAAGTTGAAGCCGCATATTTACTTATCGGTTGCCAACTTAATTCTGCTGATACAGATATGTACGAATACACCAAAGGTGATATTGGTAAACGTGAAGTAACTGTTAAATTTAGTGGTTACCCAATCCAATCAGCAGATATTGATAAATCTGCTAGCGCTATGCTAGAGTACTTACTTAGTGCAGATGCTGGAGCTAGACAAATTATTGTTAATAGCGATAATTATGACTATACTGGAGTTGAACGTATTGCTAAAACTCTTTCTGATTATGGCGCTAAGTCTACAACTAGCAGCAAAGATTATACCAGTGGATTAACTAGTGAAGTTGTTACATATACAGCAGATAGTTTCTATAAAGCTTCTTCTTCAACTCAAGAAGGAACAAACACTGGCAGCGAAAGCAGTTCGACAACACAATCATAATAATAATTAATCATTTAAATAAACCCGAGTCGTAATTTATATTAAATTCCCCGTAGGAATTATCCTACGGGGAAAAATATTGCTAAAATTATTGTTCTATATTTTCTGGATTCTTAACAGTAGTTTCAGTACTTTTCTGTCTAGCTTTATTCATAAGCTGTTGAATTACAGGTATATTTAGATATGAACCAAGATGATAAATCTTTAATTCTCTAGAGAAATTAGCTCTAATAGCATCATCTTGTTCATCACCCATTACAATATTTGTTATATTTTCACAGTAATCATTAGTGTTAACAATTAACTGATTAGTATTAGTTACGTTAATAAATAATGGTGGTGGTAAATTGACAACAACTTGATCATTCGTAGTATATTCAATATCATAGATTTTTGTATATAGAGGAGCAATAACTTTCTGGAAATCTGATTGCCTAGTATATACAAATCTTAAGAACTTAGAATTACTCATAGTAAGCTGTATAGCATAATCTGGAGATTGTCTATTCTGAATAATCTCTATAGGGACTCCAGTTACATTAATAGCAGATTCTTCAAGAAGATTAAGAAGCTCTGTTTTAATCTCTATATTCTGTCCTTGCATTACTTCAAATTCAATTGGAGATTGACCATCTGATCCTCTAGGGATAATGTAATCGTTAAATCTACCAGTAATATTAAGAACAGAATTAATATTTTCAATTTGTCTAATACCAAAATTAGACTTCTTAATTTCATTAATTGTTTTTAATAACGTTTTAGAGATATTTGACTCTACAGATTGTTTAACGTAGTAAACTCTCTTATCATTACCACGAGTCATAACTGCAAGACAATTAGTAATGTAAATAGCAACATACAATTTTGCTGGAATTAAGCTAAGATTAAGATCACTAATTCCTCTACCAGCGTCTTCATCTAATTTAAAATGAATGTGATGAATATCTTCAGGAGGAATGTAACTAACTCTAATGTTATTTGTAGCTCCAGCTGCTGCATTAAATGAATCATTATATTTTAAAATGTAATATATCTCTTTCTTAAGATCCTGATTATTATTAACAAAATTAGCGTCAATTTTATCAGCAAGATTATTAGCTACAGATCTAAGAAGCTCTTCTCTTCTTTGCATAGAATCAAAAGCTTCAGATCTACCATTACTTCTTAATCCCGTAATAGTGTTTACAACTCCAGTCGAAGCAAATCTTTCTTCAAATAAAGCATTCTGATCATCAAATTCAAAATAATAGTAGCCTAAGCAAATATCATTAAGAATAATAGGAGTTACTCTTTCTCGCTTAAGAATTTTGACTATAGCACCGTTCATTTCTTTTATACCAGAATTCGCTTTTCTAGAAGTATATAAACCGTCAGCTGTCGTATCATCTTGGTTAGGGAGTTCCATATCATCATGAAGTGTCTTATCAAACTTATGATGTGTAGGAAGTTTAGAATCTAATTCAAGATCAGAATCCATACTGCTAGTAAAAGCATATGGTTTACCATCATTATCAATAGAAGTAATCCCCTCAGAATAAACAGAAGACTCTGTCATCATTGCTACTTCTAATAAATACTGTTCTGTTAATGATTGTTCTCTAACAGCTTTACGTTTTTCTCTAGCATTATATTCATTGCTTATTATAGAAGATATAATGCCACTCTCAACCTCAATATTTAAATTAAAATTATCCGATGCTTGATTTAATGAATAGCCATTTCTTACATTAATAGGTTCAAATTCTCCAACACTAGATTCTATAATAACACTAGAAGACTCTCCAAAATTAGTTCTTACTTTAATATTTCTATTATCATTCCCGT